AGCAAAAGCAGAAGCAGACAAGCAAGCACAAGCTGCTAAAGATAAAGCTGCTGAAGAAGCAAAAATAGCAGCTGAACAAAAAGCTAAAGAAGCAGAAGCTGCAGCATTAAAAGCGGAACAAGACAAAAAAATAGCTGATGAAAAAGCATTAAAAGATGGAAAGATTACGGCGGAAGATACTAAGAAGGTTTTAGATAATCTTAATGCTGATGGTAAGGTAACACAAGCTGAGGTAAAACAATTAGTTGCTTCTATTCAAAATGGTGATAAGCCATTAAATACAGAACAAAGAGCACTTGTAGCAGCAGTAGTTGTTCAAGCAGCAATTTCATCTGGACAGACATTAACATCAGCACAAATTCAAGATGCTGGAATTAAGGTTCAAGATCTTCCTCCAACTACACCAGTTGATGTTCGCACATCAGAAAGCGGTGAATCTGTTGTTATTACAGCAGAAACAGCAGTAAAAGTAGAATTATTACAAGACCCAGGAGCACTTGCAGCAGAGTTATTCAGTAATCCTGCAGCAGCATTTTCAGCTCTTGGAAGCGTTGGAGCAGACATGACTCCAGGTGAAAGAGAAGAAGCAACAAAAATGGTTGTGGCAACAGTCGTTGCAACAGGAGCAGCACTTAATGCAGTTGGTTTAGCTACTGGAGGAGGTGCACCAGGAGGTGGTGGATCTTCAGGTGGCGGAGCATCAGGTGCTAATTCAGGCGGTACATCAAGGAGGAATCAAAGATGGTAAGAGTAATAAAGAATATAGTTAATGATCTATTAGATCAGGCATGGACCCTACTGGGTATGTTCATTGCATGGGTAGTCCTTGATGGTTCAGCCAAAACTGTAGTAGGTTATGGAATCATAATCACAACAGCAATATGGATTTTAACTAGTCCAATTAGAAATAAAGATACAGGGGAAGAATAATATGAACGGTGTAAAAAATATTTGGAATATCTTAATGCGTATCGTTGCAGTATTTGCTGCCAATGGTCTTGCTGTTATTGGAGCAGGAGCGATTGCTGGAATTTCAACAATTAAGGCTATTACTGTAGCAGGTCTTACAGCAGTAGCAGCAGTAGTAGAGAAGTTGGCTCGTGCATTTATGGATGATGGCAAGCTTACAGCAGATGAAATTAATTCAGCATTTTCTACCACAGATAAAAATGCAGTAACTGTAGAAGATATGGTCGTAGAAGAGCGTAGATCACGCTCAAAGAAGGCTTAATCTAACTATTTGACAGCCATGCCTGCCTCTGGTATACTAGTAATATAGTGACTAAGGGGTAGGCATGACTTGTATTGCAGGCATAATGAAGGACGGCAAGGTTTATATTGCTGGAGAGCGTGGAGCATCAGAAGGTAACTATATTGTGCCTATTGACAAACCAAAAATCTGGAAATCTGGATCATATATTTTTGGTTTTTCTGGAACATTTGATGGACAACTTCTTCAATATAACTTTGTTCCTCCAACACCAGAAGGCAACATTGATAAATTTATGCACGGTAAATTCTTAAAATCACTCAAAGCATTTTATAGTGAGTGGGATATTGGCGGAAAAGATAGTGAATTATCACTAATCGTTGGAGTAAAAGGAAAGCTGTATGAACATGATGCAGATGGCCTTACATTGCTTTCCTATGAGCGAGACTTTATTGCCATAGGATCAGGGGCAGACTACGCTATGGGGTCTCTTTATTCTACCCAGAGTCACAAAGATCCCAAGCGTCGTCTGACTCTTGCACTTAATGCAGCAGTTACTTATAGTACTTCTTGCATTGGTCCAATTGACATTCTACAGGCATAGGAGTATACTTATATTATGGACAAAGATTTTGAAGAGATTTTGAAAGATATTCAAAAAGACGAAGCAGAGTATAATGAATTTGAAATCTGGATGGAAAATGGTATCAAGCGTGGCTGGATATCACCACCATTTTGTAATACCCACGAAGGTGATGATTACATGACAGATGAAGAAATGCAAGAGTGGGAAGAGGGCGGAGATCCTTGCCAAGTAGTTTTTAAAATAATTAACCAAAAATAAAAAATAAAAGGGGTAAAAATGAAGAAAATTTTAGTAGGATTAATAGCAACAGTATTAGTAACATTATCAGTGCAACCAGTACAAGCTGAGGATCAAAAGGTTTTAGCAATTATTGATACAGCAATTGACTCAAGCAAAGTTCCAGCAGTTATTTACGAGGCATGTTTTACAGATTCTTTAGCAATGGCGTGTCCAAATAAACAAAAATTTATGGAAGGCAAAGGTTCTGCAAACTCCCCAGTTTGGCCAGTTTCAATGCTACATGGAATTTATCATGGTTATAATGTAACTCAGTCTGCTCTTGTAACAAATCCAACAGAAAAAATTGTTTTTATAAGAGTATCAGATATAACAGCTATTGGTAATTTTAACACTCAGCCTACTTCATTGGTTAGTGCAATTAAATGGGTATCAGAAAATGCAACTAAATACAGTATTGATGCTGTATCTATCAGCCAATCAAGTATTTCAACTAATAATTTAATAGCCTGTACTACTAACACAATTGCAATTAATTCAGTTACAAGCCTTATAAAGCAAAATATTCCAGTATTTGCTGCCACTGGTAATGATGGATCTTCAACAGTTATTGGATTTCCTGCATGTATTGCAGGAGTGACTGGAGTTGGTGCTCTTGCATCTGTACAATCTGATCCAACTAAAAAGTTACCAAATACATTTACAAGTTTAGAAACTGCTACAAATAAAGGTCCTGGTTTAGATGTAGTTGCACAAGGTGTAGTTACAATTATAAGATACAATGGAACTAGTGCTGAATTTACAGCAACTTCAGCAGCAACACCAATTGCTGCATCAGTTTATATTGCAAAAAATACATATGGTGCATTTGGATTATATACAAATACACTTACCAAAGTCCTAGGATATCCATATATTTCTAGGTAAAAGGTTTTGGTCTGTAGCTCAGTTGGCAGAGCGGGGCACTGTTAATGCCCATGTCGCAAGTTCAAGTCTTGCCAGACCAGCAATGCGAAAGTAACTCAATTGGTAGAGTTTCTGCCTTCCAAGCAGAATGTTGCGAGTTCAAGTCTCGTCTTTCGCTCCAAAAGTTTGATATAATATATACGTACTGCCTACGGGGGTACATTAACTTATTCGCTTGAAAGGGGAATAAAATGGTAACTCAATTCGCAATGGATCTTTTCAATGATCCTTTTTTTATTGGCTTCAATAGGGAGCTAGGTCGCTTAAATACAGCACATAAAACCAATCTACAGTCGTATCCTCCATATGATCTTCTTAAACTAGATGAAGATACATTTAAACTATCACTTGCAATTGCAGGATTTACAAAGGATGATATTGAAGTATCAGTAGATAACGGTACATTAATTATCAAGGGTGAAACTACAGAAGAAGCAGATGCTGAATTTGTTCATAAGGGCATTGCTGGTCGTAAGTTTACACGATCATTTGCTCTTGGTGAATATATGGAGGTAACTGGAGCAGAACTTAAAGACGGTATGCTAAACATTAATGTTGATCGTATCATTCCTGAAGAAAAGAAGCCTAAGACAATTAAAATCAAGTAGTACAATATAATAAGTCCCCACACAGGACCTTAGAGATGGCTTAGTTACCCATTTGTTTGACCGTGGCCTTCGTGCCTGAATTGCCTGTGTGGGGCTTTAATATTTGTTGATATAATTAAATCCTATGACTGACAAAGAGTTAGTTTACTATAATAAACAGCAGTTTAAAAAAAGACTGTCTGAGATAAAAGAAGCATCTGGCTGTGTAGACTGTGGAGTTAATAATCATATAGTATTAGATTTTGATCATCTACATGATAAAAAATATAATATTTCAAGAATGATTCACGATGGATTTTCTTGGGCAGCAATCAAAAAAGAGATTGCAAAATGTGAAGTAGTGTGTGCAAACTGTCATAGAATAAGAACCCATGCCAGATTGACAGCAAAAGCTTCGTAATGATATAATAGAATGTCATGTCTAATTAGGAGGAATAATGGCTGAAAAAGGTACAGTAGAAGCAATTATTGAGATTGCTAAGAAAGAAATTGGAACAATTGAAGGTCCAAAGGATAACGAAACAAAGTATGGTGCATGGATGAAGGTTAATTTCCAACCTTGGTGCCAATCTTTCGTTTCTTGGTGTGCATTCCAAGCTGGGGTAGCAAAGTTTCCAAAGTCTGCTTCAACAGTAGCAGCATCAGATCAGTTTAAGAAGGAAGGCCGTTGGGCAGATGCACGTAATGATGATCCAACTCCTGGAGACTGGATTTATTTTGATTTCCCAGATGATGGTGTAAATCGTATTTCACATGTTGGTTTATGTATTAAGAATAACGGTGATGGAACTATCCAGGTTATTGAAGGAAATACTTCAGGAACTGCAAAGGGAGATCAGCGAAATGGTGGAATGTGTGTAGAGAAGACTCGTGCTTATGTAAAGAATAAGAAGGGTCTTATGAATGCCATTGTAGGTTGGGGTCGTCCAGTGTACAAGGGTGAAGAGAATGCTCCATTGTTATCAAAGGGTGGGGTTGTTGCACCATCATCAACTCCTGCTGCTCCTGCAGCAAAGCCAGCTGCTAAGAAGCCAGCAACAGCAGCATTTAAACCATTGAAGAATGGTTCAAAGGGAACTGGTGTAAAGAATGTTCAAACTATGCTTGGACTAAAGGCTGATGGAGTGTTTGGTTCAGGAACTGCAAAAGCTGTACAGGATTTCCAAAAGAAGTTTGGTCTTCCAGTAACAGGTATTGTTGATTCAGCAACATTCAAGGCACTAAAGGGTAAGTAATATGCCAGCCTACGAATATAAATGTACTGGTTCTTGTGAAGGACTAGTAGTTAAAGTTCGTGGCATTAGAGAAGACGATCCAGGGTATGAGTGTGAAAGTTGCACTCTACCACTGGAGCGTGTATACTCTAGTGTAGGAGCCGTTTTTAACGGTAGTGGATTTTACTCAACAGACAACAGAAAGTAGATGATAATGACAACAGTAGCATCAGAACAAATCGTAGCAGATAGTCCAAAAGAATGGATCTTAGGACCAAAAGATCGTTGCGATTCCTGTAATGCAGAAGCATTAGTAAGTGTTAAAGGGGTATCTGGAGAGCTATTATTTTGTGGACATCACTACAATAAGATTATGAATGATAAGATTGGTTACGAGAAATTGATGGCATTTATGTATGAAATCATTGATGAACGTGACAAGCTAATTGAAAATAAAGCAAAGGAAGAACCACATGCGTAAAGTATTAATTGGATTTGTTGCAGCATCACTATTGTTGTCTGGAACAGCAAATGCAGCAACAGCAGTTTCTTTTAAAGATGCAAAGGCAGGTTTGGCTACACTTAAGGTAGCAGATGAAGTTCGTACAGGATATGTTCGTACAAAGTTTAAGCATTGGGTTGGTGCAGGAAATGGTTGCGATTCTCGCAAGGCAGTCATTATTGCAGAAGCAATTGTAAAGCCAGTTGTTGAAAAAGGATGTGTTATTAAAGGTGGAGAATGGCTAAGTGTTTATGACTTAGTTAAGGTTACAGAAGCAGGAAAGCTTGATGTTGACCATATGGTTCCACTTGCTGAAGCATGGGATTCTGGTGCATCTGCATGGGATGATGCAAAGCGTGAGATGTATGCAAATGATCAAACAGATCCACGACACTTAATTGCAGTTACTGGAGCATCTAATAGATCTAAGAGTGATCGTGATCCAGCAGAATGGTTGCCAACCAACAAGGCATATCTTTGTGAGTATTTAACTAACTGGGTATCAATCAAGGTTCGCTGGAATCTTTCTGTAGATAAGATTGAAAAAGCAG